TGCAGCAGGGGCCTGCCAGCGTAGTGGTGCCCATCGATAAGCTGAGCATCCTGGTCACGGTGGCCTTTTCCCGCCTGGTGTTCGGAGAGAAGCTCTCCCGCCGTTCCGCTGCGGGTCTGGCCCTGGTGGTGGCGGGGACCCTGGTGCTGCTGTTCTGAGAAACCAAAGAAAGCCGTGTTTCCGAAGAAACACGGCTTTCTTGCTGCCTGGCAGGGCAGAGGAGATCAGTTTTTCCCGGCAGTAGCCGGCTCGGCGGCCAGGACGGCCTTCAGCGCAGAGAACAGGAAGAACAGGGCCACCGCCAGCAGGATGTGGAAGATGCCTGCAATGCCGGAGATGGCGGCATCCATGCCCCGGTTCAAAACCAGACCCTGGGTCTGGACCAGCACCTGGGTCACCCCCCGCACCAGCAGCATCAGAGCCGTGCCGGGGAGGGCCAGGTTATACAGCAGGAAAAAGCGCTTCCAGCTGCGGTGTTCCAGCAGGGCAGGGGACTGCCGGGCCGCCAGGGCCAGCAGCAGGAACATCCCCATGCCCAGCACCAGCAGATGGGGGTGGAGCACCGACAGGGTGGTCTTGCCCGCAAATCCGGTGAACTTGGTGAACTCCCGGTAGAATACACCGGCGGCGAGCCCGGCGATCATGTAGCCAAAGGACGTGTTCAGTAGCTTTTTCATTTTTCATTCTCCTTTTTCATAGCAGAGTAACCGATCAGTACGGTCCAGACATAGGCGCAGGTCTTGGGGATCATCAGCATCCCGATCATGGGGATGGTGTCCGCCCACAGCACCACCGGGATGTAGAAGCCGAAGCTCAGCACGATGGTCAGCCACATCCAGCGGAAGTCCTTGTCCTCGTGCTCCTTGGCGCTGCGGTAGAACAGCAGGATGATCAGCAGCCCCAGCAGTGCAAAGGGGATGTTGCGGTAGATGCCCCAGCGCAGAGGAGCCTGAGCGCTGAACCAATCGTTCTGGGGGAACAGGCACAGGGCGATGCGCACCGCAGACAGCAGATAGACGGCTGCGGTGAGGTTCTTCTGCCCCTGCACCTGGTAGCGCACCCGCCATACATAGTACAGCAGGATGTAAAAGATCGTCATGGTGATGGAGGTGATCAGCTTGCCTGCCCCCAGCGCCACGGTGAAATTCTCCAGTCCGGTGGTGCACAGAGCCAGCGCCCGGGGCACCAGGTGGAAGGCGTCGCCCGCCCCCAGCACCACCGCCATGATGCCGAACAGCTTATACTGCTGCTGGCCGCGGCACTTTGCGATCATGGTCACGCCGATGGTGATCACGGAGATCAGGTATACGGCATCAAAAAGAGTCTCTACCAATGCTTGCATCATCTGTTTTCCTCGTTTTGTCGTGGGCCGCCGGGGAAAGGCCGGCGGCAGAAATAGGGTGAACCGTGTTCATTTTTCTCCCGGCAAAGCCCCCGGCGCACCGGGGGATCAGTACAGCACTCTGCGGATCATGCCCAGAATGGCCGAGCAGTCGTAGTTGTGCTGCAAAAGCGCTGACAGGATCAGAGAGAAGATCAGCTCCACGAACTTTTCCGGGGTAAAGTCGGCATCGAACACCTCCGGCCGCACCTGGGGGTCGCTGCGCAGCACCTGCTCCAGCCCCTGGCGGATATGCTGCCAGGACTGGGCCATCCGCTGCTGGCCGCCGGAGCGGTCGGTCCCCACAAAGCTCATGGAATGGAGGGTGAAGAAGCCGGGGTATTTTTCCTCCCCCTCCCGCATCCGGGCGAAGGCCCACTCCACGCAGCCGGAAAAGCTGCCGAAGGCCCCGCCGTTCTCCGGGAAGTGAAAGATGTCGCACCAGACGCTCTCCACCGTAGCGGCCACCAGCTCGGATTTGGAGCCAAAATAGTTGTAGATGGACCCCACCGAGATGTCGCAGGCCTTCGCCACGGCACGGATGTTCACAGCGCTCCAGCCCTGCTGCTGGATCAGCTGGCGGCTGGTGCGCAGAATGGCCTCCTTGGACGTCACCACGGTATTCACGGGTATTGCCTCCCTCAAAATGAACTGTGTTCAGTATACCGGTACCCGCCCCCGCTGTCAAGAGGCAGAGCCGGATTTTTTGTCCGGGAGGGGAGATGCCCCGCAGAAGGATAAAAAAATAACGCAAATTCTATACGAATTGACGTCGGTTTTCTTGGTGCGGCGGAAGTGGGGCTGTACGAACAAATCTCCCGCCTGAACAACCATCGCCCTTTTCGGCTCCCCCTGATGAGGGCGGTGTCCCTGAATCTTTTCGGCACTCTAAGTGGCTCATACGAACTTCGGTTTCGTATGGGCCACTCTCGCTGTCTGGACAGTCGTTGTCCAGCTCCAGCGGGATTTCTATGTTGTTATGGTTTCCGGTAAAGCTGAATACTATCTTGAGCCGGTTGTCATCGTAAAGATACACCGCGAGCAGGAACGTGTTGAACAGCTTTGCCAGGAACTTTTTGTTTTTTATATCCCCGGTACGGAAAAGCTGAAGCCCGGCAATGAGATCATCCCGGTCGATTTCGACCCGCTCTGCTTTGGCCGTGTTGATTTTGGCTGAGAGTTTTGCTTGCTGCTCCTCAAGGTCAAGAAGTCGTGTTCGGGTGGTCGGGGTGATAATACCGGCTTCGATTGCTTTCATCAGGTTGGATATGGCCTGCTGAACAGCCACCAGCTCATTTTCCATAGCTTCAATGTGAAGCTCATGGTCTTTTTGTTTGAAGTAAGCAATGGTGCTGTCCACGATGAAGTCTATGGTTTCATCATCCAAGCAGTACATCATGATGACCCGCGCCACAGCATTTTCAATCACATCTCGGCGGATGGCTTTCTTTTCGCAGGTGTGTTCCAGCCGGTGCTTTTGACAGGCGTAGTAATAATGCATTTCGCCGGTCTTGCTGGTGCCAGAGATCCCGACCATATAGCTCCCGCAATGCCCACAGTACAGTTTGCCGGTCAGAAGATAGTTTTCTGCTCCGTGGCGGGCGCGTCCATAGCGGTTATCCTTTTTCATGCCGTAGGCCTCCTGTGCATCGTAGAAAAGCTCATCACTGATGATGCGCGGCATTCCACCGGGGATGCGGATGTCGCCGTACATGTAAATGCCGCGGTATCTATCGTTATGGCAGAGGACATGGAAGCTGCCTTTGTTCCACTCGCGCCCTCTGGCGGTTCTGATTCCGCGGGCATTGAGGTCAGCGGCTATGCTGGCAAAAAGCTCCCCGGCGGCGACTCGTGTATAAATCTCCCGGACGATGGCAGCTTTCGGCTCATCAATTTCGGGCTTGCCGTCGGCACCACGCTTATAGCCAAGCGGAAGACTGCCATTGACAAGCCCCTTTTTGGCATTATCGTATAGGCCGCGCTTCACATCCTCGGCCATGTTTTCGATATAGAACTGATTGACGTTCATCATCGATCTCAAAGCAAAGCGCCCGGCGGCGTTATCGTCAAAATCTTCTTCGGCATAAAAGACCTTGACTCCGCAATCCACCAAGCGGCTCTCGTTTACCAGTGCCTGCATCATGTTGCGGCCTATTCTGTTGCTTTTCCATGCCAGCACATAGGCGAACTTGTGCTGCTCGGCATCTCGCATCATACGCTGGAAAGAGGGGCGCTTGTCCGTTTTGCCGCTGATCGCTCGGTCTTCATAGGTGGCGGTGACGGTTAGCCCCAGCTCTGCGGCGTGCTTTCGGCAGGCTTCAACCTGCTGTTCGATGGAAACATCCCTTTGATTGTGGGAAGAATAGCGGGCGTAGATGACCGCATCGCCGCCGGTTGCCTTTTGTTTTTTGCCCATAAAAATACCTCCGGGTACACTTTGACAAGCCTGCCCGGAGGTGGTACAATAACATCTGCGAGGTCTGCTATTGCTCTGGACAGGTTTTATCCCTGTACCATCTCTCTGAGTAAGCTGATCTGAAACGCCTGCGTTGCTGGTAACACCGTGGGCGTTTTTATTTTGCTGAAAAACGGAAAAATCTACCGAAACGCTGACAAAGCAGGAAAGAAGCTGTTATATTTGAGCTGCTTCCGGGAGCAATCTTACAGGAAAGGGGATGCCAGCGCATGAAATCGGAAGATTATTCCAAAATCGTTGAGCAGGTAAAAGCCCTGTCGGATGCCGACCGGGAAGCGTTGCTCACTTATCTGCGCTCGCTGACAGGTAGCGCAGGTAGCTCAAAGCCTCCTGCTGCTTGTCGGCCGGAAGATTCACAAACAACTCCATAATCTCAGCCACCTTGCCGTCCTCCTGCTGGAGGGCGGCCTTTATTGTGTCTGGGACTTCCGGGACAGAATTGTTGTCTTCCCATCCCATCAGAAAACAAGGGGTTACACCGAGTTTGGAAGCGATAAGACTGAGCTTGTCCATCGGGATGTTCGTAACGATATTGTTTTCATATTTGTAAACGGCCTGTTTGGAAACACCCGCACAGTCTGCAAGTTCCTGCTGGGTGATGTCTTTCTCTATGCGAACCTGACGGATGCGATCACCTACGGTCATGGCGGTTACCTCCTATTTGAACTATATTATAACAGATAAACTTTCGGTTTACAATATTTTTAATTGAATTATCAAAAATGACTTGACAAGTTACTACAAAGATGGTATTATGCTCGTGACCCAGCAAGTTACTTGCGGAGCGAAAGGAGGTGGCGACTACGGTAAATGTGAACCTGTTGAAATCCTACATGGTAAAGGCCGGATATACGCAGAAAGAGCTGGCAAAATCGCTCGGAATCTCTGAGCAGACGTTGACCCGCAAGCTGAAGAAGCGTGTGTTCGGCACGGACGAAGCCGCGAAGATCGTTGAGCTTTTGAGCATTGACGATCCCAAGGCTGTTTTTTTCGGCGAATGAGTAACTTATTAAGTTACATTGCGGAGGTGAATTGGGGAACACAAGAAAAAAGGCACCGTCCTGCTGGAACAGGGCGATGCCGGAAGTGATGCGCCATACCGACCAAGGTTATCTGTCCACGTTCCCGGAGGAACGTCTGAGAAAGGCTGCATCATCGTTTTTTAGTTTAACTGATTTCCCCTCGGAAATCAAGTGGGCTATACAAGAGAAAGAAATCCAAGATGTCCGACATAAAAGTTGATGTTTCCAGCATCACGCCGGAAGCCCAATACCAGCTGGCAAAGGGATGTTTGGAATTTTACTTTTCCATCGTCAGTCAGCCCGGCGGGCGTGAACAGCTGGACGCATGGAAAGCTGAACACCTGAGAAAGGAGAGCCGCACATGACCCATGAGGAACAGATTTCTTTGTTTGAAGCACTTGCGCTGAATGGTGCATGGAGCAACGCGGCCTGCACCGGCTACTGTCTGCTGGCTATGCAGAGAGCCGGGCTTGACAAGAAGACCATCGAAAAGGTGCTGCATGAACTGCACTGGGCATTCGATGACACCAGCGTTGAACAGGCCGAGAAGATCTATTGCGGCGGGGAGGAGTAAAGATGCAGGAATTGCTGATGTTCATGTACCACCTCACCCCCGATCAGGCGGCGGCTCGTGTCCCGTTGTTCCAGTTCTGGCTGACCGCTTTTGGGGCGGCGTTGCTGATCTGGTTGGATAGCAAGGGCGTGTTCGATGTTTTTGGAGCATGGCTCGGCCGTGTTCTCCGTGATACCGCGGTAGGTGACCTGATCCGCAAGTTTATGTGATTTCGGGCTTGTCCCGGTTGTTTTTCTGAAAGAAAAGGAGATTTCAATGAAGTACGGAAGAAGTTTGCAGGAGCTTGCGATTGAGCTTGACCGGCAGGCCAAGGTCAAAAAGGACTACGTTGCCACAGCGGGTGCTATGCAGATGACCGCCGTCAACGAGAACTTTGACCTCGTGATCGGCAACACCCCGTTCCAGCTGAACGAAAATGCCCACCGTCAGCTGGGATTGCAGTTGAAGATCCCGGCTCCCTACTACGAGCGGATGCGGGCAGAGAACCCCGGCTTGCTGATGGCAAACGTCAATGGCTGGTTCCAGCAGTCCCCGGACACCCGCCGCATGGTTCGCACCCTTGATGGTACCGCCCGCGCCATCCTCTCCGACCGCTACCGCCGTATCGACAACTACGAGGTTGCACAGACGGTCCTGCCGATTATCTCTGAAATGCAGGGAGCCCGCATTGAAAGCTGTGAACTGACTGATACCCGCATGTACATCAAGGTTGTCAATGAGCGCATCCAGACCGAAGTAGTGCCGGGGGACATCGTTCAGGCCGGCATCCTGATTTCCAATTCTGAGGTCGGCATGGGCAGCGTTTCCGTGAAGCCGCTGATTTACCGTCTTGTCTGTACCAATGGCATGGTGGCGGATGTGGGTGTTGGCAAGCGCCATGTTGGCCGCATCAATGAAAGCGTGGATGGCGATTTCGGGATTTTCCGGGATGAGACCATCGAAGCCGACGACCGGGCGTTCCTGATGAAGATTGAGGACACCGTCCGGGCGGCGGTCGATGAAGCCCGGTTTAATGCGCTGGTGCAGAAACTCCGGGATGCCAAGGAAGCGCCCATTCTCCCGGCGGCGGCTCCCAAGGTGGTTGAGCTTGCGGCCAAGGAGTTCAACATCCGCCAGAACGAGAGCGAGGGCATTCTGGGGCATCTTATCGCGGGCGGTGACCTTTCCCTCTATGGTCTGGCAAACGCTGTCACACGGCACGCGCAGGACGTGCAGAGCCACGACCGCAGCACTGAACTGGAAGCCACCGGCTACAAGATCATCACCATGCAGCCCTCGCTGTTGAAGCGCTGGAATGAGGAGGTGAGTACCGTATGAGCGGCAGACACATGAATGCCCGGCCCAAAAGGCTGACCCGCAAGCAGAAAGAAGCCCTTTCCGCACAGGGCTGGGATTCCCGGCAGTACCTTTTCGTTCAGGACAGCCCGGATGTTGGCGGCTGGGCTCTGATGAACAAAACTACCGGCCATTATGTAGTGTTC